CCTAATTAAAAAGGAGATTTAATGAAAAAGACTATTTTAGCACTAGCTTTGGCAACGTGTGCCTCTGTATCGCAGGCGGCAAATTTTGTCAGCTTTGATGTCGACCAAGTTACTGATACTAACAATAAAGCAAAAAGTACTGCTCAGTACTTTAGAGCAGGCAAGGACATGATGGGCCTAAATTTAGGACTTCAAGTTCGCACCGCTGTTTTTGAAAAAGGCGGAATGCTTAATAGTGTAGAGGCAACTGCAGGTAAGGACTTAGTTAAAGGCATTAATACTTTTGTTGGCGTAGGATATGACAATGGATTTAATGGCAAAGTAGATGGTGATTTTACTTATGGTTTAATTGGAGCATCTACCGGAGCTAAGCTTGGACCAGTTTGGGGATTTGGTGGCGTTAAAACACGTATTAATTGGGATGACAAAAATCCTAAGCAAACTGTAACTTTCATTGGCGCAAGCTATCCTGTATCAAAACAAGCTAGTATTAATTTAAGTGCTAGCCGTTCTTTTCAAGACATTGACGAAAAGGCCGTAGGCCTGGGACTTCGTCTAACCTACTAATAATTCCCACTAGTATCTGACGAAAAAGGTGCGGGCAACTGCACCTTTAAAGAAGGAGAACCGATGGAAAAAATATTGAAAACTTTTTTGATATGTCTAGCAGCAGTAATAGTTGGCAATATTCTAATGAAAATTGTCGACATGAAATTAAATTTTCATAAACAAGAAGCAACTAAACCTAGTGTATTTAGTACACTAACTCTTGACCAAAGAGAAAAACAATTAGATTGTTTAGCTCGCAATATCTATTTTGAAGCAGCTACAGAACCATTCGAAGGCAAAGTTGCAGTTGCTCAAGTAACAATTAACAGAGCCGAGTCTGGTAAATTCCCAACTGATATTTGTAGAGTAGTATACCAAAAGAATATCTTCATGGAAAAGGTAGTTTGCCAATTTAGCTGGTACTGTGATATTGGCCCTAAAACTAAACCGATGCATAATGAAGCATATAAAGAATGTATGGCGGTTGCTAAGAAAGTACTACTAGAGGGATTTAGACTAGATGGTCTTTCTGAAGCAATGTACTATCACGCTACTTATGTATCACCGGGATGGAAGAAAGAGAAAATTGCTAGAATAGGTAATCATATTTTTTATAAGTAAAAACATGAAAAATTTAAAAGTACAAGTACCGTCTTTTGATTTAGCTAAAATTGGTGAGTTTTGTAGAACTAAATTAACTGCTGCAACTGCAGAAACTATTTCTTGGGTTGCTGTAATTATTATTCATGCTGCAACTATTCCAACTATGCTAGCCATTATGTCTGGATTAACAGAGAAGATGCCGCCTATAGATTTAGTATTATTTACTTGGGCAGGTTTAGCGTTACTTTTTGTTAAAGCGACAATTCTAAAAGATATGCTCAATATTGTTACTATCGGTTTTGGTTTTGTTATTCATGCTGTTATTTTATCACTGATTTTATTTAAATGAGTACTTTAAAAGAATTTACTAAAGAAAAGCATGCACTTGCTGAATCTCAACCCTTTATTAAAAGTATATTTGAAAATAAAGTAGATACTAAAAAGTATACAGATTATCTTTATCAGTTATACCATGTCTATTTCCAATTAGAAGATCTTGGCAAAGAAATATTCAAAGGTGTAGAGGAGGTAAAACGTAATGTTTACGTTCTTAAGGACTTCATTGAATTAGTGAACGGTAGCAATTATAAGAATGTAATAAATCAGTCCACTAGACAATATCTAGATTACATTTGGAGTATTAAAGACGATAATCAAAAAATGCTCGCTCATATCTATGTAAGACATATGGGAGATATGTTTGGCGGACAACAACTAAAAAAATTAGTACCCGGTTCGGGTAGAATGTATGACTTTCATAACTTACCTGCGCTAATTGTAGCAATGCGTAGAAAATGTGGTCCTGAATTAGCAGATGAAGCTAATGTAGCATTTGATTATAATATTTCAATCATTAAGGATTACAACTAATGATAAACATCTGGGACAAGGTAATACCACTATCAGAAAGAATGATTAGTAAATTCAATGATTGTGAAACTGTTCAAATTAAAGATGAATATCATATTGATGTAAAAAACTTTAGTTGGAAAAACTATCTTTGGACTGATTCTAAATTTAGAAGAGCCCATATTGAGATAGTTGATGCAAGAGAAGAAAAAAAGATTTGGGTTATGCATATGTGTATTTTTCCACATGTAAATGACCCTTCTCCTATCTTTGGTTTTGATATAGTATGTGGTAAAAATAAAATTACAGGCGCCTTTCATGATTTTTCGCCTGTAGGTCAATCTGATATGTTCATGTGGTATGTGAACAATATGCAAAATTATCAATGGGAAAATATTAGACAGCTTCCTGAATGGGCACTACAAATTTTTAGTAAGCAAATGTTAGCTGTCAGCAACATTAATACAGAAAAAGAATTAGATCAGTTATGTCATGTTGCTATTGACAATTTAGACTTCTACCTATATAATGTTGGTAGGAGTGATGACAATACTTATATTAGTAGACATAATCATTATTGTAAATTCCAAAAACAAAATCCTCACACTCCTGCTATGATGAAAACATTAGGTGTAAACGAATTAGTATTTAAAAATTTTATGGATGAGGTTTTATTCCCGGAATATGATGAATAACGAAGACTTACTTAAAGCATTTACTGATACTTTTCTTATTACCAAAAAATTTAGATCCTCTAATGAATTTTCTTTGTACATAGAAGAAAGAGTCTCTAAAGAAAAAATAGGTTATATGGAAGCAGTTATATCCTATTGTAATGAAATAGATATCGACGTTGAATCTGTAGCTAATTTAATTAATCAATCATTAAAAGATAAGATTCAAAATGAGGCAGAAGAAAATAATTACATGCGTAAAAGGGCAAAACTACCTATATGATAATGGACGCATTTGAAGTTTATAAGTATTACATGGCTTTGAAGTTACATTTTACAACAGACAAATATGATGTTATTGAAAAGAAAGGAAAGGTAAGAGCATCAAGACAAGCTTTTGCTAAGAGAAAAGATTTATATGCTATTAACAAGGTTGCAAAAAGCTATTCGGATGAGGAGGTGGCCAATTTCCTTATTGCTAATTTTGTTTCTGGCGACCGCTGGGGTGGAGTATTTGACACGGATGCGAGAGAAACTTACTTGGCCTGGAAAAAAAGAATAGAATCTCTTACATACACATTTACTCAAGACATTGAAACATTACTTAATGAAATTGACTTTGACAAACTTTTTGACTGTAATAAAGATGAACATCCATATATAATTAAAGCATACCTTAGAAAAAGTATCACAATAGAAACATTAGTTATACTTGATAAATTATTTGATTTGGTATCTATAATTAATTCTAAAACTGCAGACACTATAGTTTGGCCAGATATAGCAAGACTTATTAAAAAGTATAGACCCTTTCTAAAAATAGATAAAGAAAAATACCATGGAATACTTAGAACAAGAGTTGGACATTAATAGTCAAAAGATTAAAAATTTAGAAAAAGAAATAGCATTGCTACACGATACAATATATAATTTGACATTATCACTTAAAGAAACACAAAGATATTTAATTAAAATGGCACAGAGTCAATCTGACTTAACCAAAAGAGTTTCGCAATGGCCTTTCATTGCAGTACCAGATAAACAGGGAGATCAAAGCTAGAATATGAGTACCAAGACTAGATACGATGAATACGATTCAGACGACAAAGTTCATCGAGTAAAAAAGGTTAAATCTAAGCTAGACAAGCATCGAAAGTTTATATATAATTATGTATCCTCAAAACAAGATGAGGATGCGTATGATGAAATTCTAGATTATGCTTATAATCAGAAAATTAAACGTCGCTAATACAATTTTATACAACGCTTATACGGAGAAGTAAAATGGCATTCACATCACTTTCAGATCTACGCAAATCCCGCGGTGGCTTCGATACTCTTATGAAAGAAGTAGAGAAGATCGCAAATCCCCAATCCGACTCTAAAGCAGACGATCGTTTCTGGCAGCCAGAAGTTGATAAGGCAGGAAATGGTTATGCTGTTATTCGATTCCTTGCGCCTCCTAAGGGTGAGGAACTTCCTTGGGTTCGTATTTGGAATCATGGTTTTCAAGGACCAACTGGTAAATGGTATATTGAAAATTCTTTGACTACTCTTGGGAAGCCAGATCCTGTTTCTGAAATGAATACTGAATTATGGAATTCAGGATCAGAAGCAAATAAAGAAATTGCTCGTAAACAGAAGCGCAAGCTAACCTATATTTCTAATATCCTTATTATTAAGGATCCAGCACATCCTGAGAATGAAGGGAAAGTGTTTCTTTATAAATTCGGTAAGAAAATCTTTGACAAGATCAAAGATATTGCTGAACCTCAGTTTGAGGATGAGAAGCCCGTAAATCCTTTTGACTTTTGGGAAGGCGCTAATTTCAAACTTAAGATTCGTAATGTAGAAGGTTATCGTAATTATGATAAGTCTGAGTTTGAATCGCCAAGCGCTATCGCAGATGATGATGAAAAAATTGAAAAAATCTGGAACATGCAACATTCACTTGTTCAGTTCTTAGAAGAGAAACATTTCAAGTCTTACGATGAATTGAAGCGTAAGTTATTAATGGTTCTTTCTAATGCACAACCTAATGTTAAGAAAGCAGATGAGATTGATCTAGATGAACCCTTAGCACCTTCAACGCCAAAGGCACAGGTCGTATCTAAACCTGTTGCACAAAAAGCGCCTCCTAAGGATGTAGACTTTGATGACGACGAAGAATCGTTATCGTATTTTTCTAAACTAGCAAACGAGGACTAATATGAAATATTTTATTGCAATCCTAGCATCTTTAGCTATGGCACATGGAGCTTACGCAGCAGATGCAAAGAAAGAGGAGCCGAAGAAAGAAGCTCCTAAGGCTGAGGCCAAGAAAGAGGAACCAAAGAAAGACGGGGATAAACCTAAAGTTAAACCAGTCGGTAAAGATGGCAAACCTGTAGACGACGCTAAGAAGAC